TCATGCTGCCACCATCCGGCCGGAGGCACCGAGGATGCTGCGCACCGTTTCGATCTTCGTTTCGTAGCAGCGCGCGGTGCCGTCGTGCGACTCGCGCGCCTCGTTCGTGACGGCGGAGGCCGCGCGCATCAGCGCCACCTGATGGCGGTGCAGCAAATCGTTGAGGTCCATATTCGACGCTCCCAACAGCGTAAGCGGAAGCACGCAGGTCTCCCGGTCGCTGGCGCCTACGGACCATCTGCCAACGATACACCCCATATGGGGAGGCGGTGCCGCCGTCGCCATGGTCGACACAAAACGAACCAGATAGGAACATTGCGCTTGACATCGTCACGCTCATCTGGCACAAAACAGGAACATCGGAAATGGTGGGGATCGGGGCCGGGCGGAAACGTCGTCGGCCCCGAATGGCGTCTGGGGGGGGTGGGGATATGGCAACAGGTAGCGTGATCCGGAGTGCGACGAACCGTCCGCTGCAACGGCGACGTGTGGTGCATGGCTGGACCGACGCGCGTCGTGCGGCGTTTCTCGATCAGATTGCCGCCACCTGCAACATGGCAGCGGCGTTGGCGGCGGTGGGCATGACCAAGCCCGGTCTGTACGCGCTGCGCCGCCGCGATCCGGTGTTCGCCGAGCAGATGCGCAACGCGATGCTGGTCGGGTATGAACGGCTGGAAGCCGAATTGCTGCGCAAGGCCGTGGCCGCGTTCGAGGATGGCGACACCGGCGGTACGGACGTGGGGGACGTGATCGTCGCACCGATGACCGTCGATCAGGCGATGCGGCTGCTCGAACGCTATCAGGTGTCGCAAAAGGGTAGCGGCGGTCCCGGAGTTCGCGAGGCCCGGCATCGCGCGACGCAGGCCGAAACCGATGCGATGCTGCTGGAACAATTGCGCATCCTGCGCGGCCAGCGTGAGAAACAGGCATGATCGCGCGCGATCCGATGATCGACGAGCTGATCGGCCTGAACGATGCCGATCAGGCGCGGATCGTGTCGCGGCTGACCCCCAGCCGGCGGCTCGAACTGGCGACGCGGTGGAGCGTCTATGCCCATTCCGGACAGACGGTTGCCGACAATGACTGGACGGTATGGCTGATCCAGGCGGGGCGGGGCTTTGGCAAGACCCGCGCCGGGGCGCAATGGGTATGCGCGCAGGCGGCGGACCGGCCCGGTCTGCGGATCGCGTTGGTCGGGGCGAACCGTCGCGATGTCGAAACGGTGATGGTGCGGGGACCGGCCGGGCTGCTGGCGGTCGGACGACATTATGGCACCGTCCACTATCGGCCATCGCACGGCATGGTCGAGTTCGGGTCGGGCGCGCAGGCGTTCGTCTATGCCGCCGAAAGCCCGGACGGGCTGCGCGGGCCGGAGCATCATATCGCGTGGTGCGACGAGCTGGCGAAATGGCGCAATGCCGATGCGACCTGGGACAATCTGATGATGGGGATGCGGGTGGGGGAACGGCCGCAGACACTGGTCACGACCACGCCCCGCCTGATCCCGCTGCTGCGGCGCATCCGGGCGATGCCGGGGGTGCGGATCACCGGCGGACGGTCGCGCGACAACCGGCATCTGGCCGAAAGTTACTTCGCACAGATCGAGAGCAGCTATGCGGGCACAAGGCTGGGGCGGCAGGAGCTGGACGGCGAGCTGATCGAGGAGGTGGCGGGCGCGCTGTGGCAGCGGTCGCTGATCGAGACGCAGCGGGTGGCGATGCCGCCGACGCTGGTGCGGGTGGTGGTCGGGGTCGATCCGCCGGCGGGGGTCGATGGCGATGCGTGCGGGATCGTCGCGGTCGGGCTGGGCGAGGATGGCCATGGCTATGTGCTGGCCGATGCGAGCGTTCACGGCCTGTCGCCCGAGGGCTGGGCGGGAGCCGTCGCGGCGTGCGCGGCGCGGCATGGCGCGGACCGGGTGGTGGCGGAATCGAACCAGGGCGGGGCGATGGTCGAGAGCGTGCTGCGCGCGGCGGAGGCCGGGCTGCCGGTGACGCTGGTCCATGCGTCGCGGAGCAAGGCGGCGCGGGCCGAGCCGATCGTGGCGCTGTACGAACATGGCCGGGCGTTCCATGTCGGGGCGTTCCCGGCGCTGGAGGACGAATTGTGCGGGCTGATCGCCGGGGGCGGCTATCAGGGGCCGGGGCGGTCGCCCGACCGGGCCGATGCGCTGGTGTGGGCGATGCAGGAGTTGATGTTCGGGCGGCGTGGGGTCGCGACGGTGCGGGTGTTGTGAGGGAACATTGATCGCAACCGTCGCGTAATTACTTCATGGCATGACGTGGTCGTTGCGATGACGGGCGATTTGAGCGATGAAGAAGGCGATGCGAATTACCCCTGCCCGGACCGGTAGATCCCTGTTGGATGGCGCGATGCGAATCATCGTTCCGCCGCGCATGGAAAAGACCTGGTCGTCGCTGGAACAGGGATCGGTCCTGTCCGATTGGCAGGCGGTGGGCGATGATCTGCGCCGGTCGATGAAGCATAAGGGCGATCGCGCCATTGGGTGACGGTCCACGGCCGGACGACCCCGACAGACGGAACGATCGGGCGATCGTTCCCGACCGCAACAGCATGGAGGAAGAAGCCGCCGAACGGGTAGAGGCGATCCTCGAACCGTTCGAACCGGACGTCCGGCGCGAGATCGTCGAGCGGACGATGCTCGTCCATCAAGGACCGCTGCCACCGGCCAGCCTGCTCCGTGATTACGATGCGGTCGTGCCGGGGCTGGCACGCGAGATCGCCGATGGTGCGGCGGAAGAGCGGCGTTTTCGCCACGCGATGATCCGGCGGACGGGAACGCAGGAGTTCGTTTTGAACATCGCCGGTCTGGCGGCAATGCTGATCGCGCTGGTCATGATGCTGGGCATCGTCGCCTATATGGTGGCGAGCGGCGCGGCCGAGGCGGGTGCGGCGCTGGGCGGGGCGATCATCGTCGGGGTGACGGTGGCCTTGTCGAATTATCGCAAGACGCAGGGAGCGGCAGCCAGCGGAAACGCGCGGGATGCGGCAGGGGATGACGGGTAGGACGTAGCGCGTCCTGACGAAGATCGGCTGGCCTCGCGGCGACGCGGGGCCTTTTTCATTTCAGGAGAATCGACATGAAATGGTTCGGACGCAGGTCCGGGCGCGATGGGTCGCGTCCGGTGTTGGCGCGGGGCGGCGCTGGGGCGGTGTTGTGGCGTGAAGGGAGCGGGCCGGCGGCGGGGGGATGGGCGCAGGGCTATGAGGCGCAGGTGCGCGCTGCCTATCTGGGCAATCCCATCGCGCAGCGCGCGGTGCGGCTGGTTGCCGAAGGGGTCGCTTCGATGCCGGTCGTGGGGGACGCGCGGGCGGTGGCGCTGGTCGCGGCGCGATCGGCGGGGCAGGAATTGCTGGAGAGCGTGGGGGCGCAGCTGCTGCTGCACGGCAATGCCTATATCCAGTTGATCGAGGACGGGGCGGGCGGGATCGGCGAGTTGTACGCGCTGCGGCCCGAGCGGGTGACCGTCGAGGCGGATGCGGCGGGGTGGCCGGTCGCGTATCGGTATCGGGTGGGCGACCGGGTGACGCGGATCGCGGCCGAGGACGGCGCTGGGCGGCCGATGGTGGTGCATATCCGCGGCTTCCACCCGCTCGACGATCATTATGGGCTGGGGTGTCTGGGTGCGGCGGCAGGCGCGGTGGCGATCCATAACGAGGCGGCGCGGTGGAACAAGGCGCTGCTCGACAATGCCGCGCGGCCTTCCGGGGCGCTGGTCCATGATCCGGGCGATGGCGGGGTGTTGTCGGGCGAACAATATGACCGGCTGCGCGCGCAGATGGACGACGCCTTTGCCGGCGCGGCCAATGCCGGGCGGCCGATGCTGCTCGACGGCGGCCTCAAATGGCAGGCGATGAGCCTTACGCCGGCGGACATGGATTTCGTGGGGTTGAAGGCACAGGCGGCGCGCGAGATCGCGCTGGCGTTCGGGGTGCCGCCGATGCTGCTCGGGCTGCCCGGCGACAATACGTTCGCGAATTATCGCGAGGCGAACCGGGCGCTGTGGCGGCAGACGATCGTGCCGCTGGGCGAGCGGGTGCTGTGCGCCTTGGGGCAGGCGATCGATGGATGGATCGGGAGCGGGGCGCTGCGCGTCGATCTCGACCGGGTGGTCGCGCTTAGCGACGAGCGCGACCAGTTGTGGGCGCGGGTGGCGGGGGCGGATTTCCTGACGCCGGAGGAGAAGCGGACGCTCGTGGGGTTGTGACCGGCCCTAGCGGGGCAGGTCACACGTCATGGTCAGGCGGTCGAAACTGCCGCCGGCCTGGGTGCAACGTTTCCCCTTCAGCACGGGCAGCGCGAAGGTGAAGGCGAGGAGGGCCGCGCCGAAGGCGGCGAGGATGATGCGCAGGCGGGGTCTCACGGGCACGCCGCTAGCACAAAGGCAGGAGACGGGCGATGGGCGACGGGGTGCTGCTGGCGCAGCTGATGGGACAGGCGGCGGGCGATGGGGCCGACCTGCAGACGCTGCGGGCGATCGCGGAGGAGGCGGGCGAGCTGGGCGCGAGCCGGGCGATGGCGCGGATCGGGCTGTCGGATGCGGCGGCGGCGGGCGATGTGCAGGAACTGCGCGAACTGTTGAAGGCGTGGCGCGATGCCAAGCGATCGGCGGTGCGCGCGGCGCTGGCATGGGTGATGCGGATGGTGTTCGCGCTGCTGCTGGTCGGGATCGCGGTGAAGAGCGGGTGGCCCGAATGGGCGCGGTGAGGTTCGCAGGGTACGCCGCGATCTTCGGGCGGGCGGACCGGGGCGGCGATGTGGTGCTGCCCGGCGCGCTGACGGCGGTCGGGCGGGTGCCGCTGCTGTGGCAGCATCGGGGCGATCCGATCGGGACGGTCGAGCTGGCCGGCGAGGATGCGCGGGGCTTGCGGGTGATCGGTCGGATCGACGGGGGCGAGGCGGCACGGCTGGTCGGCTGCGGGGCGGTGACCGGGCTGTCGTTCGGGTACCGCGCGACGCAGGTGCAGCAGGGCGCGTGGCGGACGATCGCGGCGGCGGAGCTGGTCGAGGTCAGTATCGTCGCGCAGCCGATGCAGCCGCTGGCGCGGATTCATGCCGTCGAGGACGGGTGATCCTGCGGTTTCACAATCATTTTTCAACCGAAGGGGTGTCGCAGGTGCGGCGCCCCTTTTTGCATGGGGAAGAGGGTATGACGATCGATACGCTGGTGGGAAGCTTTTCGGGTGTGGGTGTCGGCGGCAGCCGGCCTATGCTGAGCGGGGCCGCGCCGGGGGGTGGCTTCGGTGCGTTCGTGCGCAGCGGGTCCGAGGTCGAGACCAAGGCGGTGGCGGGGACCAGCGATGCGGCGGGCGGGGTGGGGGTCCCGCGCGAGATCGATGCGATGATCGGCGCGACGCTGAAGACCGCCAGCCCGATCCGCCGCATCGCGCAGGTGGTGAGCGTCGGCACGGCGGGCTATCGCAAGCTGGTGACCAGCGGCGGCACGCCATCGGGCTGGGCGAGCGAAGGCGGCGCGCGGCCGGAAACGGCGACGCCGACCTTCAACGAGATCGCACCGCCGATGGGGGAACTCTATGCCAATCCGGCGGCGAGCCAGGCGATGCTGGATGACGCTGCGTTCGATGTCGAGCAATGGCTGGCGGGCGAGATCGCGAGCGAGTTTGCCCGCGCGGAAGGGCAGGCGTTCGTCAGCGGCAATGGCATCGGGCGGCCGCGCGGGTTCCTGACCGGGCCGACCGCCGTGACCGGCGATGCGACGCGGGCGTTCGGGACGATGCAATATCTGGCGAGCGGGGCGGCGGCGGACTTTGGCGCCGAGCCGGAGAACCGGCTGATCGATCTGGTCCAGGCGCTGCGCGGAGCATATCGGCAGGGCGCGACCTTCGTGATGAATGCGCAGACGGCGGCGCGCATCCGCAAGTTCAAGAGTGCCGAGGGCGCGTTCCTGTGGATGCCGGGGCTGGCGGCGGGGCAGCCCGATACGCTGCTGGGCTATCCGGTGGTCGAGGCGGAGGACATGCCGGACATCGCGGCGGGCAGTTTCCCGATCGCGTTCGGCAATTTCAAGGCGGGGTATCTGATCACCGAGCGCGCCGAGACGCAGATCCTGCGCGATCCCTATTCGAACAAGCCGTTCGTCCACTTCTACGCGACCAAGCGCGTCGGCGGGGCGGTGGTCAATTCGGAGGCGATCAAGCTGCTCAAGATCGCGGCGGCGTGATCGAGCGGGGCGGAGCGATCCTCCGCCCCTGCTTCCTCGAACTGGGAGAATATCATGAGCGCAGCGCCTTTTCCGGCGGCGGCGATCGCGGGGGTGCGCGCGGCGGCGCGGGACTATCTGCGGATCACGGGCAGTGCCGAGGATGCGGTGATCGATCGGCTGGCGGCGACCGCGCTGGCGCTGGCCGAGGCCTATACCGGGACCGCGATCCTCGCGCGGCCGCACGAGGCGATGATGGCGGCGAGCGGCGAGTGGCGGGCGTTGCCGGTGGGACCGGTCAGCGCGATCGTCGCGGTCGCGCCGGTCACGGCGATCGATATCGATGCCGACGGGACGGGTTGGGTGCGGATGGCGGCGGCCAGCCCGGTGCACTTCACCGCCGGGATTGCGGCGAATTGGGAGGCGGTACCGGCGGCGGTCGCGCAAGGGGTGGTGGTGCTGGTCGCGCACCTGTTCGATCAGCGGACGGCGAGTGGCGCGCCCCCGGCAGCGGTCGGGGCGCTGTGGCGGCCGTGGCGGCGGATGCAACTGACCGGGGCGCGGCGATGAGGGCGGCGCTGGTGCGGGGCACGGCGGTGGCCGAGCAGCGAGCGGCCGAGATGCGGGCGCGGGTGGTGGCAACAGCGGCGGCGGTGCCGGGCGTGCGGGCCGAAGCGGTCGACGACGCGGTGGTGCTGTCGGGCAAGCGGCTGGCGCGCCGGACGATCGTCGATCCGCGGTTGCAGGATATCGCGGGGTGGGGGCGATGATCGCGGGGACGCTGTTGCAGGCGATGCTGGTCGCTCGGCTGCGGGGCGTGCTGACCGGAGCGAGCGTGTTCGATGCGCCGCCGGTGCGTGCCGCGCGGCCCTTTGTCGTGGTCGACATGCCGGTGCTGTCGGATTGGGGAACCAAGGACGCCGCCGGGCGCGAGGGGCGGGTGGTCGTGCAGCTGTTCGACGATGGCGAGGTGCCGGTGCGGCTGCGGACGCTGGCGGCGGCGGCGGAAGGGGTGGTGCTGGCCGCGCCTGCGGCTCTGGCGGGGTGGCGGATCGTCAGTCTGGTGTTCGTGCGCAGCCGGGTGGTGCGTGACGGGGCCGGGTGGATCGGATCGGTCGAGTTTCGGGTGCGGATGCTGGCGGGGTGAGGGCTTTCCTCCCCTCCCTGACAAGGGAGGGGCTGGGGGTGGGTTGGCCGGTTGTGGCGCGCTTCCGTTCCCTCGCGGGCCGACCCACCCCCGACCCCTCCCTTGTCAGGGAGGGGAGTGAATCAGAATACATCAGGAGAATGACATGGCGGCGGAGAAGGGGAGTGCGTTCCTGCTGAAGATCGGGAACGGGGCGGTGCCGGTTGCCTATGCAACGGTCGCCGGGCTGCGCACGACGCAATTGAGCGTCAATGGCGAGGCGGTGGCGATCACCAGCAAGGATTCGGGCGGGTGGCGCGAATTGCTGTCGGGTGCGGGCGTGCGGTCGGTCAGCGTGTCGGGGGCGGGGGTGTTTACCGGATCGGCGGCGGAGGTGCGGCTGCGGGGCAATGCGCTGGCCGGCACGATCGACGAGTATCGGCTGACGTTCGAAGGGGGCGAGACGATGACCGGACGGTTCCTCGTCACGCGGCTCGACTATGCCGGCGATTATAATGGCGAGCGCAATTACACGCTGGCGCTCGAATCCTCCGGCCCGGTGGTGTCGGCATGAGCGGCGCGGCGAATGCGGTGCGCGGCGAGGCCAGTTTGCGGGTGCGCGGCGAGACGCTGGTGCTGCGGCCGAGCTTTGCCGCGCTGGTCGCGGCGGAGGGCGAGGTCGGGTCGCTGTTCGCGCTGGTCGAGCGGGCGGCGGCGGGGCGGCTGACGCTGGGCGAACTGGTGGCGCTGCTGTGGCATTGCCTGCGCGATCCGGTGGTGATGTCGCGTGAGGAGTTTGCCGACGCGGTGACGGCGGCCGGGATCGCCGCAGCGACGCCGGCGCTGAAAATGCTGATCGCGCAGATACTGGGCGGGCGGTGAGTTTTGCCGAGGGCGCGGCGCGGGCGGCCGGGCTGGCGGGGGTGGCGTTCGGGTGGTGCCCGGACGCGTTTTGGGCGGCGACGCCCGCCGAACTGGGGGCGCTGGTGCAGGTGGTGCGGGGCGATGTGCCGCACCCGTGCGACCGCGCGACGATCGACACGCTGAAGGAGCGTTTTCCCGATGGATGAGGAAATCGAACGGCTGATCGTGCGCGTGCGCGCCGATACCGCCGGGTTTGCGAGCGACGTGGCGGCGATGCAGGCCAGTCTGGACGGGCCGTTTGCCGGTGGGGTCGAGCGGGCGGGGCGGGCGATCGAGACCGCGCTGGGCCGCGCGATCCGTACCGGCAAGCTCGATCTGGATGACCTGCGCGACACGGCGCTGAAAATGCTGGCGGAGATCGCGGCGGCGGCGGTGCTGGGGTCGGGTGGCGGCGGTGGCGGCGTGGCGGGCGGGATCGCCGGCGTGCTGGGTGCGCTGGTCGGCGGCGCGCCGGGGCGGGCGACCGGCGGACCGGTCAGTCCGGCGCGACCCTATCTGGTGGGCGAGCGCGGGCCGGAACTGTTCGTGCCGACCAGCAGCGGACAGGTGGTGGCGATGCAGAACGGGCCTGCGCGCGAGGTGCGGGTGGCGATCACGGTCAATGCGCCCGGCCACGATGCGCCGCGCGCGCTGCAACAGTCGAGCCGGCAGGTCGCGCGCGCGGTGCGTGCCGCGCTGATGGAGGCGTGAGATGGGGCATTGGCTGGCCGAACAGCGGACGGTACAGGACGAAGGCGTGCTGACGCGGTTCGATCCGGTGTACTGGACCGTCGATTTTCCGCGACCGATGATGGCGTCGGTGGTGACGACCGCGCCGGATGCGCTGCGGGTGACATGCGTATTCTATCGGCGCGACGATCTGGCGGGGCTGATCTGGGCGTCGGAGGATCGGCACGACCATGCGTTGCTGCGCTATGCGACGTCGCGCGACTATCGCGACTGCCGGTTGCGGTTTCGCTGGCGCTCGGCGGGGCTGCGGCCGCTCGATGCGACGCATGGGCCGGTGCTGACGATCGAGGGGCGCGATGCCGAGGGGGTGGCGCGGGCGTGGTATGTGCGGCTGTGGAACTATGCCACGGGGACGCCCGACGATGCGGAGATCGCGATCGATTTCGCGAATGTCGTCGGCGGGTACCGGCTGCCCGACGATGCGGTGCCGGTCTGGGCGGGCGATGTCGACCGGATGTTCGTGTCGCTGGTGCCGCCGGACTATGATGCGGGCGACGGGTTCTTGGCCGCGCCGGCGGAGGGCTGGGTCGAGCTGTCGGCGATCCGGTGCGACGGGCCGGGGTCGGTGCTGCCGATCGGCGAGGTCGTGGTACCCGAACATGGGCTGCGCATCGCAAGCGGCTATGACGACAGCTATCACCTGACGCCCGCGCGGTTGCTGCACAATGCGCTGCGGCTGGGGTATCGCGGTGCCCTCGTCCATTATGTGGGCATGAGCCATTATTTCCGGCTCGAACGCTCGGGGAACGGATTGTTCGTGTCGTTGGCCGGGGGCGTGCTGAACGGCCCTTGCGTGGCGTGGCATCGCGACTTCGCGGTGCGGGCGGCGGCGCTGGGTTATGATGTGATCTGGTCGCTTAGTTACGAGGTGTTCGACGCGCATTGCTGGGGCGACTGGAAACAGCGGGCGAGCGACGGGTCGCCAGCGCTGACCGGATGGGTGCCGCCATCGACATTGCTGTCGCCAGCGCATGGCGGGGCGATGGCGTATTTGCAGGCGGTGGCGCGGGCGTTCGTCGGGATCGCGCGCGCGGCGGGGGGCAAGGGGCGGTTTCAGGTCGGCGAACCATGGTGGTGGGTGACGACCGATCATCGCATCTGCCTGTACGATGCGGCGGCGAAGGCGGCGCTGGGCGGCAATCCGGTGGTGATCGAAGATGTGCGCGGCGAGTTGACCGTGGCGAAGCGGGCGGTGCTCGACCGGGCGGGGCAATTGCTGGCGGCATCGACGGCGGCGCTGGTCGCGGCGGCGCGGGGGGCGGGGGCGGAACAGGCGTTGTTGCTCGCCTATCTGCCGACGATCCTCGACGCCGCCAGTCCGCAGGTGAAGCAGGCGAATTTGCCGGTCGGCTGGGCCAAACCGGCGTTCGATGTGCTGCAACTGGAGGATTATGACTGGGCGGCGACCGGCAATGTCGGGTCGACCGCGCGTGGCGTGAGCGCGGCGGGGGCACGGCTCGGCTATCCGGTCGACGAACAGCATTATTTTTCGGGGTTCGTGTTGCGGCCCGAGGATCGCGGGCAGTGGCCGGCGATCACGGCGGCGGCGGAGGTCGCGCGCGGGCGCGGGGTGGCAGAGACGTTCGTCTGGGCGCTGCCGCAGGTGTTGCGCGACGGGTTCACCTATTTCGAGGAGGAGGGGGCGATGGAGGCGTTCGATGACGTGCGCTTTCCGCTGGCGCTGGGCGCGCAGGCGGAGGTGATGCCGGAAACCTCGACCGCGATCGCGGTGGGGGCCGGGGGTGCGGAGGCGCGCAATGTCGACTGGGCCGAGCCGCGCACGCGCTATGATGTCGGGCCGGGCGTCCGGTCGGAGCGCGATGTGGCGGTGCTGCTCGATTTCTTTCGGGCTCGGCTGGGACCGGCGCGCGGGTTCCGGTTGCAGGACCCGTTCGATCACGCGACGGGGGTGCCGCCCGCATTCGGCGACGTGGCGATCGGGACCGGCGACGGGGTGACGACGCGGTTCGCGCTGGTCAAACGCTACGGTGCGATGGTGCGGCGGATTACCCGGCCGGTGGCGGGCAGCGTGCGGGTCGGCGTCGGCGGGGTCGAGACGCAGGGCTTTGCGGTGGTCGCCGGCGGCTGGGTGCAGCTCGATGTCGCACCGGCGAGGGGTGTGGCGATAACGGCGGGGTTCGCGTTCGACGTGGCCGTACGCTTTGCCGAGGACCGGTTGCAGGTGGCGCGCGCGACCTTTGGCGCGGCGAGTGCCGCCAGCGTGCCGCTGATCGAGGTGCGCGAGCCATGAGCGCGGTGACGACGCTGACGTGGTGCTGGCGGATCGACCGGCGCGACGGGGTGACGATCGGCCTTACCGCGCATGACCGCGATGTGGTGATCGATGGCCTGCGGTACCGCGCCGCGCCGGGGATGGTGCCGTCGGCGATCGTGCGCGACGATACGCTCGACGCGCCGGTGATGGCGGTCGAGGGGGCGCTGAGCCATGCCGCGATCGGTGAGCGCGACCTGATGGCGGGGCGCTATGACGGGGCGCGGGTGGCGGTGTTCGCGGTCGATTGGGAAACGCCGGGGACGCCGGTGCCGGTCGCGACCGGGCGGATCGGCGGGGTCGAGACGCGGCGCGGGCGTTTCTCGGCAGAGATGCTGGGGGGCGAGGTGCGGCTGGATGCGCCGGTGGTGGAGGCGACGTCGCCGGGGTGCCGCGCGACGCTGGGCGACAGGCGGTGCCGGGTGGCGATGGCCGGGCGGCGGCGGATGGTGCGGGTGACGGCGCAGGATGGCGCGCGGCTGTCGCTGGCGGGTGGGGCAGGATACGCGCGAGGCCGGCTGCGGTGGATCGGCGGTGCCAATAGCGGGCTGTCGGCGGTGATCCTTGCCGGGGACGCGGCCGGCGTGACGCTGGAACTGCCGCCGCGGTTCGATGGCAAGGGGGCGCTGGTCGAGATCGCCGAGGGGTGTGACGGGACGCTCGACACCTGTCGCGACCGGTTCGGCAATGTCGCGAATTTTCGGGGCGAGCCGTATCTGCCGGGGATCGATCTGCTGACCCGGTATCCGGGGGCATGAGCGCGCTCGAACGGGCGCGCAGCGTCGTGGGCACGCGGTTTCGGCGACAGGGGCGCGGGGCGGACGGGTTCGATTGTGTCGGGCTGGTCGGCTGGGCGCATAAGGTCGACGTGCCGGCGGACTATCCGGCGCGCAGCGGCGATGCGACGCGGGTCGTGACGGTGCTGGCGGCGGCGGGGTTTCGGCGGGTCGATCGGGCGATGGCCGGCGACGTGCTGCTGCTGGTGAGCGGGCCGGGGCAGTTGCATCTGGGGCTGTCGACCGGGGGCGGCATCCTGCACGCCGATGCGGTGGCGCGGTGCGTGGTCGAACGGCGCGACGTGCCGTGGCCGATCCTGAGCATCTGGCGGAAATAGGAGAGCGATATGGCAACGGTGGTGCTGACCGTGGTGGGTGGCGCGATTGCGGGGCCGATCGGCGCGACGCTGGGCGCGATGGCCGGGCGGGCGATCGACGACCAGCTGTTCACCGGGCCGCCGCGCGAAGGGCCGCGACTGCGCGAATTGCAGGTGCAGCTGTCCAGCTATGGCGCGGCGATCCCGAAGCTGTTCGGGACGATGCGGGTGGCGGGGACGGTGATCTGGGCGACCGACCTGCGCGAGGCGGGGACGACCAGTGGCAAGGGATCGTCGCGGGTGCGGCAATACAGCTATTCCGCGTCGTTCGCAGTGGCGCTGTCGGCACGGCCGATCCGGGGAATCGGGCGGATCTGGGCCGAGGGCAAGCTGTTGCGCGGGGCGGCGGGCGACTGGAAGACGCGGACCGGGTTCCGCTGGTATCCGGGGGATGAGGCGCAAGCGCCCGATCCGCTGATCGAGAGCATCGTCGGGATCGGCAACGCCCCGGCGCATCGTGGGCTGGCCTATGCCGTGTTCGAGGATCTGGCGCTGGCCGATTTCGGCAATCGGATTCCGTCGCTGACCTTCGAGGTCATGGCGGACGATGCGCCGGTACCGGTCGGGCGCATCGCCGAGGCGCTGGGCGATGGCGCGATCCGGGCGGAGACCGCCGGGCCGGTGCTGATCGGCTATGCCGCGAGCGGGGCGCGGGTGCGCGACGCGGTGGCGGCGCTGGTCGATCCGCTGGGCGGGTGGTATGCGCCCGACGGCGAGGGCACGCTGCTGCGGATCGGCGGCGGGCCGGTGCGAACGATCCGCGACGATGGCCCGGCAGGCGAAGCGCCCGAATGGCGGCGGCCGCCGACGACCCCGAGCGACGTCGCCATCGCCTATCACGATGTCGCGCGCGATTATCAGGCGGGCGTGCAGCAGGTGCTGCGGCCCGGCGGTGCGCGGAGCATGCTGCGGGTCGAGTTGCCGGCGGTGCTGGATGCGGCGGGTGCGGCGAAAATCGCGGGCGATATCGCCGCGCGCGCGGTGCTGGCGGGGGAGGTGCGGACGGTCGTGCTCGACTGGCGTGCGATCGATGTCGCACCGGGCGACCGGGTGACGATCGCGGGCGAGGCGGGATCGTGGCGGGTGCGACGGACCCGGATCGAGGCGATGCGGATGACCATCGAACTGGTGCGGATCGCGGCGGCGACCCTGCCGGCCCCGGCGGCGGTCGGGCAGCCGCGACTGGCGGCGGACGTGGTCGCGGGCCGGACGCGGCTGATGCTGGTCGAGCTGCCGGCCGACGCGGGCGACAGCGTGCCGGCGATTGCGGCGGCGGCGGCGGGAACGCAGGCGGGCTGGCGGCGGGCAATGTTGCTGACGGGCGACGATGCCGGTGGCTGGAGCGAGATCGGCGACAGCGCGGCACCGGCGGTGATCGGCACCGTCACCGTGCCGCCCGGACCGGCGAGTGCGCTGATCGAGGACCGGACGAATGGCGTCGAGGTCGCGTTGCTGCACGACGCGATGACGCTGACCGGGATCGATGCGGCGGCGATCGACCGTGGCGGCAATGCGGCGCTGATCGGCGACGAAATCGTGCAGTTCGCGCGGGCCGAGCGGATCGGGGCGGCACGCTGGCGGCTGTCGGGACTGTGGCGCGGTCGGCGTGGAACCGCGGCGGCGATGGCCGGGCACGTGGCGGGCGAGGCCTTCTTCCTGTTGGACGCAGCGACGCTGCGGCGGATCGACGAGCCTGTACCGGCGGTGGGACGAACGGTGACGGCGATGGCGGTGGGGATCGCCGCCGACGACGTCACCACCGCGACCATCGTTCCGGCAGGACGCGGGCTGGTGCCGCCCGCGCCGGTCCACCTGACGGCCGAGATGCGGGAGAATATGCTCGAATTGCGCTGGATACGGTGCGCGCGGGGTGTGGTGGCGTGGCGCGACGGCGTCGAGGTGCCGATCGGCGAGGAGCGCGAGGCGTATCGCGTCACGCTGGGCGGTACGCGGACCATCGAGATCGCCGAGCCGCTGCTGCGCGTCGCGCTGCCGACGATGCCGCTGACCATCGAGGTTCGCCAGATCGGCATTCATGGCCCGTCGGGCGCGGCGACGACAATCTATCGACCGGAGACGAGATGA